GCGATCCGAAGTGTCAATTTCAGGGTTTGTTAAGTCGAACGTAATTTGGCTAAAAATGGGCTGCGGTGTTGCGCGTAGTGATAAATAGAAATTTGCCTGTGCCAGCGCGTCAGCCGAATTGTGCAGCGTCGTCGTGATGATCTGGGCAAGTGTGCCATAGTCTGAAATCGAAGCGGCGTCGCTTGCAGATTGCTCGCTGCTGCTAGTTGCGCCGTATTTGATTGTTAGGCTATTTCTAACATCGCCCACGCGGGTTTCAATGCGTAATCCAGCTGCGCGGGCTTGATTTCCGTCAAGGTCAACGTATCCGTTTGTCGTCAAGTATTGTGTGCGGTGCGTACTATCGGCATACCCGATCCGCCCCAGGGCGTCCTCATAGATGTATCCCAGCCCTGAAGTTGCCAGTGCTGAAACCAGCGAATAAACGTCTGTTCGGTCTGATGATCTAGCCGCCAATTCATAGTTTCCTGGTGTATCTATTTCACCCAAACCATTGTTGCCAGCGTTTGCCCATGTTGTTGTTGCTGGTGTGTATGTCGCCCAAGTGACCGCACCTGCAACCTCAGCCCAAGAATCATACAAAACCTGCGAAAGAATCGTCTCAATCTGATTGCCGTCGAAATCTTTGGAAAGTACGCCGTTGGTCAATGCCTTGGGCAAACGTGCCAATGCGCCTAGTGCAGTTATCGAATAGGTTTGCGTCAACAATGTCGAACCAACGTCAAGCACTTCCAACCCAATGTCCACAACGTTACCGCCAAAAATAGGCACAAAAGTTGCTGACGTATCTTGAATGGAAACGCTGATTGTTGAATTTATTGAAACGGGAATTGTTGCCTGTGAAACGTCCAGCAGCTGAAGGTTGACGTAACCCGCCTGCGCCTGTTCATAAATGTTGGTGCGACCGCTGCGAATTGAAAGGTTTGCCAAAACCGCGTTTGTGTATTCAACGCCGTCTAGTTCAACCTTCCAAACGGGATTCCATTGCGTCATGCTGTGACCAGGTTACCCGCGCCGCCTGTACCGCGATAAAACGAATTGTTAAGCGTGTCCAGAATTGTGCGGGCAGTGCCTTCCTTATCTATCGCACCATTGACGGTCACGTTGATCGTTGTGCCTGCTGAAGTCATGCTGCCGCGATCACCACCTGACGCGGCTAAGATTCCTGCAAGGCTTGTTGTGCTAACACCTGAAACGCCTGAAGCACCCAAACCAGTGATTGCCACCTGTGCCGCCACTGCTGCCTTGCTTGCAGTTGTAACACCCCCGCCACCTGTACCGCCACCTGTACCACCTGCAAACGTGCTGGTTGTGATCTTGTTACCCGCACCGCCACCGCCCGTGCCTGCTGTTTCGCCGCCTGTTGCAAAACTGCCGCCCCCTGGCATTGTGCCGCTAAAACCTGAAGCACCTGGTGTTGCCACTGACGTATCGCCAATTTTGGGAATGAAAGCAATGTCGGGACCCGTCTTGACTAGGTTGATTCCGCGAATGATTAGGTTGATTCCTTCAATGTACATGTTCAACAATGGTTTGATCGCACCCATTACCTTTGCAATGATGTTGATCGCAATGCTTGCAATCTTGCCAGCGTTTTCAAATGCCTTGCCGATTACCTGCCCAATGATCGGCGCGACAAACGCAATGACTTCAGCAAATGATTCAAATTGTTCCCTGTTGTCCATGATTGCTTTTTTGACACGATCAAAAACGCTTTTGATACCTTCAAAAATTGGCTGCACTGTTTGTTTAATCACTGCGCCGACTTCACTGATTGTTTTTCCAAACCCGTCCGTGCCAGTCAAACTGAACGCGCTAGTAAATGCTTGGATCGCTGGCAATGCGTTTTTGTTTATGAATTGCAAGAATTTGTCAAGGATTGGCAGCAGTGCTGTGCCTAGCGTTTCCTTTGCTTCGTCAAATGCAATTTGAACACGTGCAATTTTGCCTGCGTATGTTTCAGCATTTGCAGCGGCTGCGCCACCAAACAATTCTGAAAGTTTTGTTTGCACCTGATCGAATGACATTGTTTTCAATTCAGCAGCTGATAAGCCAACACCAAGTTTGCCCAATGCTGTGGTGTTTCCGTCATAAGCCTTTGCAAGACTGTTTGCGACGGCTTCGACTGGCTTTCCTGTTGCAGCAGCGATGTCAAGGGCAGTTGCCAACAATTCTTGTGCTTTTGAAGTGTCGCCCGTTGATCTAACCAAACGCGCTAGGGCTGGGCGAAGTTGATCGTCTGCCACACCCGTCGCCAATGACATTTGAAGGATTGACGCCTCAGTCGCCTTGATCTGTGCGTCTGTTGCACCTGTGGCATTTTCCAACGCCAACGCCAATTGCGTCTGTGCCTTTTCGTCCTCAATGGCAGCCTTGACCGCTTCGACACCGATTGCGATTGCGGCAGCCCCAGCAGCGGCAGCAGCAGCGGCAAACGCCGCACCAATTTTTGCACCAGCCTTGCCAACCTTGTCGCCAAATGAATCAACGTCGCCGCTGGCTGTTTTCAGTGATTTGTTGAGATTGTCAACGTCTCCAAGAATGGAAAGTTTAAGGGTACGACTGCCGCCTGCCATTAGTCGAAGTCCTTCACTATCTTAGAAAATGCTTGTTCCCATTTCTTAACAATGTCAGGCTGAACGCTGCGAAGTGTTGGATAGATAAACCAACCCCGTGACCCGCGACCTTCACGCCCTGACCACACTGGGAATTGCTTGTATTTGTTCGATCCGAATTCATAACCGCCCCACAATTGCTGGGTTGTACCGCCACCGCTTAATTTCTGCGACGCAAAACCAAATGACATTTCACCAATTTTTGATGACTTAGATACCTTTGAACCCTGGGCAATTTTGCTTGCGACCCGATTGGACGCGCCACCGCTTGCTGAAATGATTTTGCCGCGAACGTATTCGGCTAGTTCAGACGATTGTTCCTTTGCTTGTTTTGTGGCTTCCTCGTCCATTGCTTTGAAGGATTTAAGGATTGCGCGTAATTCAGCCTTGTCGTAACTGATTGCCTCAGTTGCCATTTGCGCGCCTTTCCAAGATTTCGATAACGGTCAGAATGTCCTCAGCGGTATCAAATTCATTTGGTGATAGCCCCGTTGCCAGGGCTATCTCCCAAACGATTCGACTTAGGCTTCCGACGGGATAACTTTTGGGTTTGCTTCACCGACTATCACCTCGGAGATTGTCTCCGTCCATGCTTCGATCGGCTTGACTGGTTTGCCAGCCGCTTCCCGCTTCATGGCGTGATAGGCAAGAAATACCAAATCGGAGATTCCGATTTTTTCCTGCGCCTGTGAAATTGTGTGACCCGTATGTTTTTCCCACTTCACCCATTCAGGCGGTGCTGCCGTGTAAGTGATCTGGTCGCCATTGTTGTATTCAATTGTTATTGGTAACTTCATTTTTGTCTCCCGATTGTGATTTCTTAGCTGAATGTCTCAGTAGGTGTTCCCACTACGACAAATGATAGATCAACGGTCTGCGCGTCAGGTGCTGCCCCGCCGACTGCTGGGAATACTGGCATTACGTTAAACGCAAAAACTGCGCCAGTCACGGCAGTCAATGAAACCGCCAATGTTGTGTTTGGTGCTGTTTCGCAGGCTGTCCACAATGCTTCGCATAGTGATCCAGTTGCGCCCCAATCTGCAAGCATTGAAACGTCAAAAGTCCACTGGTCGTCAATGTGCTTGTAAGCCTTGCCGTCAAGTGTTTGGTAAGTCTCAACGGTTGGTGAGTTTGCTAGCGTCGCACTGGTCGCCTGTGCGTCGTAATTTACGGTTGCAATGGTCACGACTAGATCGCGACCCGTTATGATTGTCGTTGGCATTTTGTCCCCTAGGTAGTTTGTGTGTAGTAAGTCGAAACGTTTATGTCAGCAACCAGCATTGGACTTTGACCTACTTCCAACACCGTTGGCTTTTCAATAACGCCCACGACGTATCCCGCTGGCATTGCAGCAAGAATTCCGATTATTAGTTTTTCCAGATTGTCCAGTGACGCCGCGTTGCTGTTTGACGCAACAATTGCACTGATTGCAAAATTTAATTTGACCTTTGTTGAAGCCTTGCCGATTAACGCAACCTCCATGTAGGGCGAATCTGGCACGATCACAATTGCGGGCGGGATCGGCGATTCAGGAACGCTTGAATAGCATGTGGCAGATAACGCGCTGAACGCATTGGCTAATGCGGCGCGTGTTTCGGCAATTGAATTGGCTGGCATTATTGGCAAATTCCTTCAACGTCTAAAAACGGCTGAAGTAATGTAGAAACCCTATTGGTGAGACTGCGACCCATGCGATAAGGGGTGCTGGCAAAATCTACGCCCTGAATCTCGCCACCTGCTGCAACGCGTGACTGAAATACTTCAACGCTGACTGCAAGGACTGCCGATTCAATTGGTGCGCTGGTTGCGTATAAATCAGCTGCTGAATAACCCTGAAGTGTTGCTGTACCCATTGGAATGATTTCGCGCAATGTGACATTTGATGAAGTCAATGCAACGGTGAATGAATACAGTGTCGCGCTGACGACTGTGAATGTTGCGCTAAAAGGTGCGGGCAAACCTGTCACAATTACGGTTTGACCTGCAACAAAATGATGTTCGCGCTGCGTGTAAAAATAAGCAACGTTTGATTCTAGTTTGTAGGACTGAATTGCTGAAGTATTTGCAACCAGCATGGGCAAAATGACCGCCTCGCTGGTGTTGATTATTTCGTCCAGATAACTATCGCTGTATAAAGATACGCTGACGCCTAGCACGGTTCGCAATTGGCTTGCGGTCACAATACTAGGCATCAGCGTTTCCTTTCGATCTGCTGCGGCGAGATCGGGAGAACCCGCCGCATGATTGGTTTTGGCTATTAAGCCTTGTTATTCTTGAACGCACCAGCGGCGATCTTTGTTGCCACTGCACCGAATGAATAAACACCAACAGTGATTGAACCGTCAGCAGTTGATTCAGCGCGTAGTTGGTATGAAGTTCCTTCGTACCATGTGTATGCGTCAGGGTTAACGACTAGCAGTGTTCCGTCTCCGTCGCCGCCGTTTGTTGGGTCTACGTATAGGTTCAAGCCCGCAACGTTTCCAGTCAATGAAGTTGGCACTGCAACACCTGGCTGGTTGCTTGGTTGTGAAACTGCTGAATAAATTGGGCGACCTGCGTCGTTCAATGTCATCAAGTTTGACCATTGACCAGTTGAAGCGATCAAATTACGTGCAAATGGATTTGCTAGTCCAGCAGTTGCGCCGTAAACGCTTGCTGCACCGCGACCGATAATTCCAAGCAATTCAGCAGCTGTTGGGTATGTTGCCAC